CTAATGCTATGCCCATGATAACTACAGGGATAACTGCGGCGGAGAAAATAGAAGTTAGGCCGAGAATACTGTAGTACTCTGCGACTAGTGATAGGAATAGTCCGCTAAACAGTGCTAGGTAGGCGAGGAACTTTTCATTTAATGTTGGTTTCATAAGTGATATTTATCGACGCATCTTACTGATCTCTACGGCTTCTTCATCGCTAAACACTGGCACAGCATTTGACTTATGCATAGTAGCGATACCTTTGACTTTAGTTCCTGTATAAACAGGGCTTGGCTTTAATACAGCGACACCCAATCCGCTGTTCAAACTTTTAATATGTGCATTACTGCGATCTGCAGGAATATTTAAAGAGTAGTGACCGGATAGGCTGGTAGATTCGAGTCCGCGACTACGTTTGCGTTCTTCTTGTTCCATGCCCTGACGTTTGAGTAGAGCTTTCCATTCTTTATCCAATTGTTCACTCCTACGTTTAGCTTCGGCAGATGCAAATTTGATCTTGCCTTTACGTTTACCCGTAGTACTTAACCATGGGCCTTCAAGATGCATTGTCATAATTTTCCCACGCTTTCTTTTCAAAGTTCCAATGACGGCTATCATAGAAGTTAAAATGAATACAATAGCCAAACAGACCAGCTTCTAAATCAAGTCCGGCATGACTTTGTCGTACAGTCCAACTACAAGTGAATAACACTAGAGTAAAGTCTCTAGTAAACTCTAATTCAACAAACTTATGTTTGAACGGAGTTTTGTAACTACGGCACCATAAGTTCTTAAATCGATTGCTCCACGGATTGCGGAGACTGAAGTTTAGAGATATCATGCTGTTTCAAGAACAGGGAAATCAATAGGATTAGCAGTATTGGATGTATGTGGCTCAAATGTTTTTTGAACCTTGCTAGGAATGCCCGTAAATCGAAGCACTTGCCCATTAGGTGCAATTTTGAGTGATCCCGCAACTACCCAAATTTGTTTATCAGATGCATCAATACCTGCTAACTTTCGTACTACACCGTTGATCAATCCGCTTGCAGTATCCTTGCCGCGATTCCAATGATAGGTAGTGCCCTTGTTTGTCCAAATCTGCTCGTCACCACTATCGGCTAGGCAATGTTGTTTGACTTTAGTTAATGTGTATTCCGAGTTGTTCATAGAACCTCCTAATGTGTATGTCTATGTTATCAGTATATAACAAAACTGGTTTTATTGCAACCGATAATTTTACCAAAAGAAAACCCGCCGAAGCGGGTCTGGTTGTTTCTGTTACGAGGTATTTCCTACCCTAAGCGGTGTTTAGGCCGCTAAGGCAAAATGTGAGTCATTTGCAGTTACTTTTTTTGCTTCTTCGACCGGGTTACCCCAATCCTACGGGTTCTGCTTTCCCGAGCTGTCCACTCTGTTACTCTTTGCCCTGTCGAAACTATGCAGGCCCATTATAAAACACACTACGAACTCATCCTGCTGAATTTTCCGCTGTTCTCAACTAGATTCATCAGTTTTCGAGGCTGACCGCACCCTAGTATCTAATGTGTTTTATGGTGGACCTGGGGGGATTCGCACCCCCGTCCAGAACACTTTTCTCTTTGCTTCATACAGCAATAACTTATATTTACACTCTAAAACTTTCTCCGCACCCGCATTTATCACGTTCATTAGGATTGCGAAATTCAAATCCTTCATTGAGTCCATTACGAGCCCAATCAACATTAAGTCCCTGTAAGTATGCAAGTGACTTTGCATCAACTAGTACTACAAAATCTGGTTGAGCAAAATTAGTAACTCCCTCTTCGGCAATGTAGCTGTCAACATATTCTAACGTATATGCAAGTCCGCTACATCCTGTAGTTTTTACACCTAGCCGTATACCAATACCCTTGCCGCGTTTGGACAGGAGTTGTAGGATTTTCTTATTGGCTGTGTCGGTTACGGTAATCATTCACAGCCGCCTTGATAGCATCTTCTGCTAGAATTGAACAATGTATCTTTACTGGCGGTAGGGCTAGCTCTTCGGCGATTTCGGAGTTTTTAATTGATCCGGCTTCGTCAAGTGTTTTTCCCTTGACCCATTCTGTAATGAGGCTCGAACTCGCAATAGCCGATCCGCAGCCATACGTTTTAAATTTTGCATCTGTAATAATACCTGTATCATGATCAACCTTTATCTGTAGTTTCATTACATCACCACAAGCAGGAGCACCGACCATGCCAGTACCAATGTTATCATCATCTTTTCCAAACGATCCGACATTGCGCGGGTTTTCGTAATGGTCAATAACCTTGTCTGAGTAGGCCATTACTTACATTCAATATAGATAGCTTGGACAAATTGTCCATATTGGTTTTTAACCCAACCAAAGTTCTCAAATGGATATGTACCTTGTGGGCATTGTATAATTGGAGAACCTTGTACAATCGGTGGTTGAACAACGACAGTGGGAGTCTCAATGGGTCTATTATTATTTGCAATGGCAGCGCCTACAACTCCACCAATGATCAACGGAACAAATACTTGTCCCCAATTTCCTCCATGATGGTGGATTACTCTTGGACCATGATATCCATGATGGCCGTGATGTCTATGTTGTGCTGACGCTGTGCCAACAAGGGCAAAAGATAAAACAAGTGCAGTCAATAATTTCTTCATAACTTTCTCCATGATGTATATATAACGCCTTAGCCCTATATTACGTTGACACATTTGACGGAATCCGTAGGGCTTGTGGAGTCTCCGTCTAACTACAAGGTCTTTCACCTTGGCAACCTGCTATGCAGATTTACCCCTATCGGATACTATATTTAATTAATTCTGCTATAGTTCAGCACCATACCAGAACCGTACATGCTTTCAGCAAGCATTTTACATTCCCAATCGTTGTTAGCATTGACTACAACGTCAGCAGTTTGATACTGATTAAGTCTAACCCAAACACGATATTGATACATACTAACTCCTTACTTTACAGATTGAATGTTCTGAGCCTGTTTACCATTCGGGCCATTAATTACTTCAAATTGGACAAGTTCGTCTGTTTTCAAAGTTTTATAGCCCTCCATTTGAATTTGGCTAAAATGTGCAAACACATCTTCACCGCCTTCGTCTGATACAATAAATCCAAAACCTTTGGAATTATTAAACCATTTTACTTTACCTTGTTGCATTACTGCTTCCTCTTGTTATTATTATACTGGATTTTTACCAGTTTGTCAACCATTATATTTTACTTGGACGCCAGCAACTTACCCAATTTGCGTTATTTGCACCTGTTCCGCCCGGATAAGATTTGGTTATATCTCCGTCATCTGGGTTATTCTTTCCACCACTAGGGGTTTGATTACCACCCACAAAGGTAAATTTACCATTTTGGGCAGTATAAACAAAGTTAACGTGTCTATAACTCCAAAATGCTATATCACCGGGCTGTGCTTGATCTTTAGGAACTTGCGTAGCGTTCCATTTTCCCGGACTGGTCGTAATTGCGGCCGCACTTGCAGTTTGGAAATATCGATATCCGCAACTTTTTAATCCAAAATTAATAAATCCCATGCACCAGGCCGTTTGGTCTGTTGTCCAAGGGCTACTGCTCGGGTATCCTAAATTCTGCCATACGCCTGTAATCGTAGGATTACTAGGTTTTCCGCCTTGTCCGGTTTCGCGCCACTTACCTTGTGCAGCCTCGTCGAGGCATTTTGTCAAGAAAGGTACAAGACTAGAAAACGTAGTATCAGTTGATATTGTTGATACTGCCGCAGTAGCAGTAGTAGCATCATCTACAGTGCCGGCATAGTTGGCCTTAACACCATCAGCTGCCGCAGCCGCATTATAATACTGATTAGGTTGCCCAGTCTGAGCAGCAACATAGGTATTAACCTGTGCGGTTACTTCTTCTACTACTAGCGGATCTAACTCTACTGATACAGACACACTGATCCCACCAAAGGTTCCGCTGCCGCCAGGCGATAGCCAGAGAGCTATGGGAACATTATTAGCGTAGACGTTGCCGCTATGGTAAACGTCTGTAAGTCGGCCGGTGCCGGGAATGTATGGCATATTAATCTCCTATCATATATTTACGATAAAGCAATACCAGTTGTTCCCTGTACATATTGATCGGCTGCACTTTTCTCTGCAAGTACCATTACAATGATGTGACTGTGTTTAATAGTAACATTGTCACTGCCACCCAAGAACATAAATGGCATCATGCCCAGTCCTTGTGCGCCGATGCTAACACTCTTAGGTCTGTTTAGTTTAACATACTCATTAGTATCTTCATCTAAACGTCCGATGATTTCTTCACCGGAAATTAATTTAATGCTCACTGTGTCACCGGTGGCTGCGGGTTTTTGAATTAACATATTATTCCTTATCTTCTTTTTTGGGTATTTCGCATAAAGCTTCGAGTGTTTTATAATGCTCATAGGCTTTTTTAAGAGCTGCGAAGTGCTCTAGTTTTGCAGGGTCTGGTTGGAGTATGGCAAGCCGGTTTGAAATAGTTTCCATAAACTCTGAGATATTCCGGCCGTTTATCATAACCTTGCCTTCGAACTCTGCGTCACCTGAGACTTTTAAACCTGGAGTTGACGAACTACTGCTTATATTCCAATTTGTGTTGCTCCAGCTAGTGCCATTCAAGCCGCTGGTTAGAAAGCTACCAGAGCTACCGACTGCACCATAGTTACTACCGCTACCGTTACTAATAGTAATACTAGATGGTATTGTACTATAGGAGTAATTATAAGAGTTCATACTAGTGGAATCTATAAACATATCACCAGTTAACTCATCTTGAACATCTATAGTGATTGTATTATCTTTATCATCCATTTAGATGTGCCTTTAGTTCAGTAAAGCCACCAATGAGTTGATCATCGATAAAGATCTGTGGTACTGTTCTTGCTGTGGGAATTGCTTCTAACAATTCTTCTTTAGAATATCCATCACCAATTTTCTTTTCTTCAAATGGAATACCTCGTTGTTTTAATAATGCCTTTGCCTGTTCGCAAAATGGGCAGTGGTACTTCGACCACACAATTGCTTTAGTCATTTTTACTTCCTTATAGATCTGGTAGTTCTTCATAGCTAACTGAATCACTCATAACACCAATAACATAATTGGTGCTTTC